CTCTGCCGCGTCCTTGAGTGTGATGACTGTCGCCATGGTGTGTACCTCCTTGAAAAAGATGGCTCCTCATCAGGCCCGAGCAGCCATGCCCGGGCGACGCCCCGTGGGGCGTTTCGGTTGGTGTCGCGTCAGTCCGTAGTCGATGTCGCGCTGGCAGATGAGGTTCATGACGCGACTCGCAGTCTGGTCACCGTGGTCTTCGGCCCGTTGCCAGAGTCGGCGCTGCCTCGCAGTCCACACCTCGTAGGAGATGGTGTGGGCGAAGTACGCCTCGCAGTTTTCGTGGATGTCGCTGGCGATCTTCCTCGCGAACTCGTTGGCATTCACGATTCACTCCTCCTCGTTGTGGATGAACCGGGCTACCTGTCCGAGCTGTTCGTCGAGGTAACCCAGATCGCCCACGTGCCCCCAGTCGATTTTTTCGACGTTGACCAGGTGGTTTCTCAGGCCGTCTTCGATGCGAGTCAGGTGCTCGCGTACCTTCTTCAGGCGTTCTGCGTAGGCCTTGCCGGCGTCTGCGCTTTTCATGGCGTCCTCCTTTTCAACGCACTTCATGTACGTTGCAGGGGTCGGTCCAACATCCCGGAAAAACACACAAAATACCGGACCCGCAACGTCGCGAAACCTCTATTGAAATTGTTTGGGTGGGATCCGGCTCCCGGTTCTTACCCCTTGAAAAGCCCTGGATTGACACTTTGGCCAGCCCCAAAATGTCTGTCTCGGCAAAGGCGGCGATATGACTAATGAAACCAGTCAGCAAAGTGTGCGGCAATCAAAGGCCGGAGAGATCACGTCGGATGAGATTGCCCTGGCCCAGATGATGCTGAACCCGGCCAGGTGGGGCGAATTGCTGCTGTCGAACCGTGACGGCACGCCGCGCGAATACCGGGACTACCAGGTGGAGGATTTGGAGTGCGATGCGCCCCGGATCGTGCACAGGGACGGCCGGTCAGTCGGCAAGACCGTGGATCTGAGCACATTGGTGCTGTGGTTCGCGTTCCTGCACCCGGGCAAATCGGCACTGGTGGCCGCACCGTACCAGGGACACCTGGACACGATCATCGAAGAGGTCGAGCACCAACTCATGACCAGCGATGTGCTCAACGACAGCGTGGCCCGCAATGCCAAGGGCTTTCTCAAAATCAGGAGAAAACCGTATTTCGAGGTGGAGTTCACGAACGGGGCCATGATCTACTTCCGGCCAGGCGGCACGGGCGGTAACGCGTTCAGGTCACTGCACGTGGATTTTCTGCTGGTGGACGAGGCGGCGTGGCTACCGGAAGCCGCGTGGAAGGCCCTGCGCCAGTGCTTGAATGCCGGCGGAAAATTCCGGGTGTACTCCACGCCGAACGGTCTGCGGGACACCACGTACTACCGGATCACCCAGAGCAGACAGTGGCATCGATTCCACCTGCCTTCGTGGAAGGCCCCGGACTGGACGCCCGAACGTGAACAGGAACTCATGGACTTCTACGGCGGCAAGGACACGCCTGGGTGGCAGCACGAGGTCGCGGGCGAGCATGGAAAACCCACGTACGGGGCGTTCAACACGATCCAGGTGATCCAGACCCTGAAGAAGGTCCCGGCGTACCGCAAGGTGACGATCACCGGGGACGCATTGAAGGATTGCCGGGACGAAAAGGAGACACGGGACCGCCTCGAACAGCTCCTGAACCTCGCTGGAGGTCACGGCGTGTACTGGCTCGGAGGCGATCTCGGGTACACGTCCGACCCGACCGAGCTCTTGCTTTTCGAGGAGGACGACAGGGAAGACTCGCTCACACTGATCCTGCGGATCCACGCGGAGCACGTGGCGTACCCCGTTATCAGCGAGGTCATCGGCCTGGTGGACCGTGTCTACAACCCCGTGGGCCTCGGAGTGGATCGCGGCGGCAACGGCATGAGCGTGGTCCAGGAACTGACGACACTCGACAAGTTTCATGACTGCCATTTCACCGGCCGGCTGGTGGGCTACGACTTCGGGAGCAGCATCGCCGTGGGCGAGGACGAAGCAGGAAAAACTCTGAAGAAGCGGGCCAAGGAGCACATGACCGCGCTCATCAACGAGGCATTGAATGACCGATTGCTGGTCTTGCCCAAGCAGGACCACGATGTGGAGGACCAGTTGTGCACCCAGACCTACCACCTGACCGATCGCGGCGTGGTCTATTCCAAGGGGAACGATCACATCGTGGACGCCATGCGCTGCGCGTTGTTGCGGCGTGCTCAGGAGAAATCCGATTTCTACGACCCGGTCGAGATCACACCGGACCTGCACATCCTGCACCTGGCTCGGAAACTGCCGTAGGAGGACGCAATGAGAAAGAAAAAGAGAAACAGGAATGTTCAACGGGCCACGGGCGAGAACCGTAGCGATTCGCTCGCGACGGTCGCGGCCCTATCCCGCAACTACTTTGGGGACGTGAGCGTCAAGGGAGCCATCCCCGGGACATGGGATGAGCGCGCCAGAAAGGCCGTGGAGTACTTTCAGGAAGAACCCCTGGTTTCAAACGCGATCAATGCATGGCGCACGTTCGCTCTGGGAGATGAGATCAGCGTATCGTGCGACAACGAGGAGGTCCGGGAAGAAGCACAGGAAGCATTCTGGCTGCTGGACCTCAACCGATTCTTGAAGGACATGGTGCTCCAGCTCCTGATCAAGGGCGACGCCATCGGGTACTTCGTGCGCAACAAGAAGGGCGATGACGTGGAGCGCGTGATCTGCGTGAATCCCGTGAGCGTCAAGCTCAAGTATGACAACGACGACCTGGTCGAGGCAATCCAGCGTCCCCAGAACATGGACGGCTCCTACGGCGAGGAGATCCCGCTGGCGCTCGACCAGATGATCCACCTGAAATGGAACGCCCCGGAATTCGAGCCCCGGGGCAACTCCATGGTGCTGCCTGCGTTCGAAGCCATCGAACTGCTGCGTGACTACCGCAAGGCAGAGCGTGCCATTGCAAGACGGTGGACAACGCCGTTGCGGATGATTCAGGTGGGCGGTGCGTACGGCAGCCGAATTATCCAGCCCGACCAGAAGACCCTTGAAAAAGTCAGGGACGAGTTGGAGCACGCGGACCTGGAGTCGGGAATGGTGGTCCCCTTCTACGTCAAGGCCGAGACGTATGGTGCTGACGGCAAGGCTTTGGACACCGATGTGCGCATGAAGGAGGTCAAGGAGGACATCCTGGTGGCACTAGGCATGGCCCGCTCGATCGTGACCGGTGACGGACCGAACTTCGCCACGGCCTCGGTGTCCATGCAGAAGATGATCGTGCAGCTCAAGGAGATCAAGCAGGCCGCACGCAACATCCTCGACTGGGTGTTTGAAGAGTGGCTGGAGCGAAAAGGGTACGAGGACGAGGAACTGCACTACGAGTTTTCGGATCTGGACCTGTCCGCCGAGGTGGACCAGAAGAAGCTTCTCGTCGAGCTGTACGACAGGGGTCTCATCTCGAAGTCCACGCTCCAGCAGAAGATGGGGCTCTCACCCGACGTCGAGCAGAAACAGCAGGAGGGCGAGGGGATCGTGGTGGACACCAACTGGTCAGTGCAGGACCTCACGAAACTCGTGGCCCTGGAAGTCCTGAGTCCCGACGAGGCACGGCAGCGGCTCGGTCTGGTGAAGTCTGCGGAGAAGGCACACGAGGAAGCAGCCATGAATGACGTCATCCGAATCTACGGGCGACATCGGAGGGATGATGAGGATACGTAGGATGACGCGACGGATCGGCGGATGGATCGCGGAGGCGACTCGGAAGGCCCGGGTTACGAGCATCCGGGGTCGGAGGCCGGTTTCGTGGCGCGACCAGGTGCTGGCAGCGGCCCTGGAGTTCTACGAGCGCGACATCGTGGACGGCACGCCCATGGGCAACCAGGTGATCGGTGTCGAGATTATCGGTGGGGCCACCGGGCATCCCGATCCCGACTACCACAACCTGAAAACCGCCTGGTGCGGGTTCTTCGCGCAGTGCTGCTGCAGGAAGGCCGGATTCAACCGTGCTTTGACATTGGCATCGGCGGGCAAGGTGCTACATCCGTACGGGCGGTACCGCGCTGACACCCTGAAAGGAGCACCGGACTGGGCATTGGATACCAGAACCGGGGAGATCGAGCGGATCGAGGACCTGCATCATCGGCTCGGGAAGGTGCGGACCGTCACCGATCTGCCCGGGCCCGTGACGCCCGGGGACATTGTCCTGCACACCAAGAAGAACTCTTGGAACGGTCACGTGATGCTGGCCGAGTCCGCGGACACGGATGCGGGCACGGTGACCGTGATCGAGGGGAATAGCAGTCACACGATTGGACCGGATGGTCGCAAGCGGGATGGTGTGGGCAGGCGGACGTTTCGAATGGACGATCCGTATCTGGCGTGCGCGATCAGTCCGTCCGATCTCGACTTCGATCCGGCATATCGGTATTTCGCCACCCGGGAACAGGCCGAGGATGCCTGGCCGGAAATACGGGAAGGGATAGCGAATGGCTGACACGGACCAGGCTCGGCGCATCCGCGAGGCCGTCGAAAAGGCCATCAAGCGTCGGGACCGGTACGCGGACGATCGTGTCAAGGAACTACTGGTGGCCCTGGACCAGGCGGCTGACGACGTGGCAAAGCAGGTCCGGAGGTTCGGGGAGAAGGCATCACTGAAGCCCTGGCAGGAAATGCGACTGGCCATCCTCAAAGACCTGGATAAGAAGATCGCCGGTGTTGCCAGGGATCTGCAATCGAACTGGAAGGTCGGGATCCGGGCCAGCGTCACCGGTGCCATGAAGCTCGGTATCGAGGATGGGATCAGCCAGTTGGAGGCCATGGAGGCACCCGACTTCCAGGATCTGACCGACGTGAAACGGAATGCTTTGGTCAGGCGGACGTTCGCGACCATCGACCGGGCTGCCATCGACTTTCTGGCCAACTACCAGGTCCAGCTACTCGGTGACGTGTCCGCCGAACTGGCCTCGGGCATCAAGCGGGCCGTGACGAGCGGCGTCCTGACCGGGAAGTCGATTCCCGAGGTGGCCAGGGACATCGGGCGGATCGTGAAGGACCCGGAGGCGTTCCGTCGCGCGGGCAAGACGGTGTTTAAGACGGCGCAACGGCGGGCCATTCTCATCGCCCGTACCGAGACCCTCCGGGCCCACAACGAGGGCCGCAAGGTCTTCTATCGCCAGGCAGGCGTCAAGAAGGTCAAGTGGCTCACGGCCCAGGACGAACGGACGTGTCCGATCTGCCGGGCACTAGACGGGAAGGTATTCGGGATTGATGAAGTTCCAGAGGAACACCCTGGAGGGAGGTGTTCATTCGTAGCTGTAGTTCATTGACCTTCTCAGGAGGTCAGTGGTTCGATTCCCCTTGGTTCCACCACTCGTAACACCGAAAGGTTCTCGCTGAAGGGTCATCCCGTCACCGGGTTCCTGCGCCCAATTCGCCCGTCTCGACGACCTACCAGCACTCTTCAAGCTACGCGGAACCAACGGCATCCGCCGCCAGATCGGACAGAAGGCCCGCCCTTTCCTCAAGGAAGGCTAGGAACTCGTCATCTTCGAGGACGCGTTTCGCCGCACCCTCAATCACGTGGGAGCGCAAAGTCAGAGGCCAATTGGGATTATCCTCACCGTAGGACGCCAGGTATGTCGACGGTGGCTTCTTGCCGATTCGCATGTTCAAATCGGCGGGAATGAGAGCAATATTCGCCACGGAATTCACTTCCTCCGCCCCAGGCTTGCCGCGCATGTGTGCTTTCGGGAAAACGTGATGGTATTGGCGGCTGTTGGCCCTCTGCAGGAAACCTTCCTGCAAGATTACCTCTGAAGCATCACGGAAATCGCGAGGACCGCTTGATGCGAGGAGACACAGAATGCTCCTACAATAGGCATTGCCCAGGCTCAGGGTGGTCTTCCGGAAATCGTTGGGGGTTATCGAGACGGGCTCATCGAACGCTCCCGCATTGCCTTCCGCCCACTCGTCCAGAACTTGAAGATCCTCCGTCAATTTGGACTGTGTCCCCGATGACAGACGCCCAGCGAATCCGTTCAAGTAGAAGTACCGCACAAGCCACTTCGACTGCTTCCCGTCCGGGTTGCGGTTGCCGTTCTTGTGGAAGAAGTAGGCGAACGATACGAGGAGAGATGGATAAGGAAGAAGCCGGGCTGTACCGATCCGCAGCCTCTTGCGTACGAAGTCGACGGCGCCGTGAAGGCTTTCAACCAGAATTTGCCAGTTCTCTCTCATCTCCTGACGACCAATTTCCAGGATGGCCTTCCTCGTGCACTGGTGCTTGATGAGTGCCCCTGCAAGCTGTGCAATGACCGGTTCCGGAATCTGCCCGAATCCGACCGGGGCCAGTTCCTCCATCAGTTCTTCGGTTGCCTGCCGCAGGTCGAATCCCCCATCTTCGTCGGGCGGGGACCACGTCCGGGCCACCAGCAGGTCGAATACGGAAAGCTCCACGCCGGTGTTGTTGATCCGCTCGAAAAGGTCGCAGACCACGTCGAGGTCGCCGCCCT